GATTCCGTCTACAACAATCGGAATAGTCGCCTCACACGCTGCATTGATCGTAGCCGTCGTTTTAAATGTAATTTTAACTTTAGACGTTCCACTGTTTTCTACTGTTGCTGTAATTCCGTTAGGACAGGTGATGTCGGACGCATTGACCGATACAGATGCACACTGATTAGTTCCACAGAATGCCACCGCTTCCGTTGTACACGTCTGTCCAGAACCAACACCTCCAGTTCCACCCACAAACGTATATGCTTCACTTGTGAGCATGACTGAATACGCGTCTGTTACGTCGATAATTGTAATTTGATCAGCAGATTTAATAGCCATATTATTTTCCTCCTTAAATTTAAAGTTCGATTTTTGTTCATTAGAAAGTCCATTTTGAAACATGATTTCAATGTTATAGTCGTCATCAAATGTGAATGTTTTCACTCCACTGGATGTATCTTCGTTCTGATGGACTGCTTTAACCCATGTTCCATCTTATTTCATATATCGTACCGTATGAGCCGGTAAACTGTTTTGGTTTTGTAAACCATATGCATATTGAGTATTTTTCTTTACTGGAATAGTGCTGGTGAATATTGAATCTGGATGGACCGTACCTAATTCGAACGTAACTTCCTTATTCCGTTATCAACTCACACATAAAAGTTACTTTTGTATCCACATCATCTGGTGATAGCGTAAATGTAAATCCCTCGTTCCCGAATCTTGGATCGCTACTTGATAAAACACCAAAAGATTCATCATCAAGCCGTTGCCAATGCCACTGGAGATATGCTCCGGAGCCAAATACTTCTTTCATTGTATCTGAATCTGTAATTCGTCGTTTTCCATGATACAATACTACCGATAATACAGTTGCCACTTGGTCGTTTTTAAACACCGTGCCTCGGGATGATTCGATTCTCAACAGTGTTGTAATCTCATCCCGAACGTCATCTATATCGTCTTTTGTGGCAACACTCTTCGACGATATCTTCAGGTTCGTTGCTTCGATATTCAGCTCACCAGTCACGGTGTTGAAGTCGAAACTCGAGTTCTTTCCAACCAGCTTAAAACTGCCGTCGGCATATGCCTGCATTGGTGCTTCATTCTTTCCGGTCAGCGATCCATCACCCATCCCTATTCCGGTGGTAGAAATATAGATACCACTGTTCGGATCAGTGATGGATTCTTTGCCGCTGTATATGGCATTTCCATTCATGTCGAATCCGGCAATCTTTGCCTGAAATGCCGACAGATCCACAACATCAACAGATGCTGCTTGAATCTTCTGACTATTGACCTCAGCTTCCGGAACTCCGTTCGCCATGTTGATTGCCTTGACGATGGACTCTTCCCCGTCGGGATCTGTGATGATCAACCGGTCAGTTTTGATTGTGCCGGCATTGATTGTATCTGCATTAATCGACTTAATCTTAGCTGCTTCGATTGTGGCATCTGCAATTTTAGCGTTGGTAATCGCCCCGTCATGAATGGCTGCATCCCCAATAGAACCATCTTTGATAATTCCATTTTGAATCCAGGCATTGTTGACATTCGCAAGATCTATATCTGCTTTCGTGGCAATAATTTCATCTGTCTTAATCACTTTTGATTCGAGATCGTCAATTTTACCGGTTGTCGCCTTAAGATCCTCGATCGTCGCTTTTGTTGTAACATCCAGCTCTTTGATTTTTGCCGTGTTTGCTGTCAGTTTTTCGTTGACTGTTATATTGTTAGATTCCAGTTCTCCAATTCTAGCTTCATTACTTTTAAACTGATTGGTAGTTAAAGTTTCGAAAGTGCCTTGTCGTACTAGGAGATTTTCAACTTCGGCATTTGTCGCTTCGAGGTCTTTGATCTTCGCGTAATTCAGATTGGCTTCTTTAGCCGTAATAGTTGTCGCTTTAAGATTTTCTATCTCAGCTTCATTTGCCGTTATTTTTTTCTTGACTGTGACATTATCAGTTTCGAGATTTTTTATCCTCGCCCTTTCCGCTTCAAGATCTTTCGTACTTACTTTATCGGCAATGACTAAGTCAAACTCACCTATTTTTTTACCGAGCTCTTGAACGTCACTATCTCTTGCTGCTGGCGATGTTACGTTACCAGACACGATGACAGTATGATCAGATATTTTTACCGTTACTCTTTCTCCATCTTTTACAGCCACAGTAGGCGTAAACGGGGTTAAAATTTCAGAACCATCAATTTGCACAAAAAAAGAACCATCACTTTCTTTGATAGTTCCATACATTGTTTTTTTAGTTTTTTCTTTTTTTACATCATTGGTCGCTTTTACAAATTGAGCGATTATTTCGTTCGACAAAGCCATATTGTAATCACCCCCACAGCTTTTTACTGTATACAGCGGTTTCAGTAACCTTACATCCAGTTGCACACTCGATAGATTGCCTTATTACTTTAGCTTTAACGTCAATGAGTCCGGCTCGTTTATAATTTAATCGCACACAGTCTCCCAAACGAACCGGACAATAACCATGCGTATAGGATAAAGTACATTTTACAGTCGACAGTTCTTTCAATAGAGTATTTGCATATTCTTTTATTTGGATATCCGATGGATCTCCAGAAAAATCAGGATCGGTAACTCTATGCGTTATAACTCGTCCTCGATTGACTGTAGACGTTGGGCTATTTGGATCATCATTCTTTACAATAGCATAATAATGCTCCATACCTTTGGAATACGAAACCTCAACCACGTTCGGAATACTGTATAAGTCCTGATCTATTGATATGTTTGGATATAATATAGAGCTGTTATCGTCACTATATGTCCATACAGGTTGTAACGAATCTATCTCTTGGTTCGGTGCGAATAATATTCTCCCTATTTCATCAAGATCAATGTGATTTTTTGCTCTGGCAGCCAGATCAGAAATAAAGGAAAGCCATGTATCATCCGTATTTGCCGTAAAATCTGAATGTAATATTTCAGCATCTATCGCTTCAACAACTGGTGTTCGCGTATTATCCCTAGCTAAACGATATGCGTACGACATCACGTTTTCGCCTTTTAATACTGTGTATCCTATAGGCGGCGGATTCTCTTTCAATTCAAGTAAAGGAGTGTAAGCATCGACACTCACACTCTTGCTTCGACCGTCAAAACTTGTAGTCGGTGTCTGAATAAGAAATGTACCAAACGGAAATCTTTCTGTTATTCCATTTTGACTTGTGACCATGTATATACGCACATAACACTCATTCAATCCTTCTGTCACGTCAATATTTGCTGATCCGAGTGTTTCTGCTTCACTGTCTCGACTTATAGTGCTTTTTGTAACGCAATTCAGCTTTTCCACATCTTTCCATGTTTCTGGGTCAACTATATAATATTCGAAAGTTTGAATCATCGTTTTTGTCCAGTCTGGCATGTTTAAACTCCCCCTTCCACGCGAGTTAACTCCAGCGTGACTGGTATTTTTACTTCCATATGTGTTTGACTAAAGGATACGTTGACATTTGCCCAGTACCCACTTCCAGAAGGTTCTCTTACATATACATCCCCTTGCCATATAGCAAGTCTTCGCAGAGCATATATCGTTTCCTTATCGTCACTTGGTATCTCCACTTTCCATGAAGCAGTTTCACCAAGCTGCGTTCCGTAATAACTAACCGGGCGTTTCCTGCCTATATATTTAACAAGAGATACGTCTGGAGAAGTTTTTTCCGAAACATCTATATTATAAGGAAGTTTTAACAACGATTTAGCAGAAACGATTGATGAAATTTCATCGGTTTCATTAACCACAGATAGATTAAAGTCAGACCATGAATCATTCCACTGTAAAATGACGGATGATTCAAATATCGGTAATCCTGGCATATCGTAATAACTCACTGTTCCAGTAGTCTTTGATGTAGCAACAATCCGATATCGTGCGTAATCAAGAGTTGGATGTGGATCTATAACGTATACCTGGGATGTATTATCTATTCCAGAAGTAATTTCGATAAATTCACCATCGAAGTTTCTTCTATATACAGATAATAACACGTCTTCCACCAAAACACCGTTTTCGTCTTCGCAATAAGGTCTTAACTGAACTGAGTAATCTTCACTATTATAACCTATGTCCGCATTTGGATTGTACTCAACTTCTTCCCATGCAACATCAAAGTCAACATATGATTCAGCTTTTAATCCACTGTCCATAGCGACTGTTCCACGTATGCGATACCTCTGATTATTTTCCAGATCAATATCACCTGCTGATAACTCAACACTTAGTTCCGAATTTATATCAAAATATTGTGAATATATCACATCACCGCTACTGACTATAATGTCTTCTCCAATTTGGTTAACGGTTTCATAAGTGGTTAACGATACTACCGAAATGCTGTAACTTAATGGAGACTGTGTCTTAGGTCCAGCAACTCCATTAATTCTCATTGGAAAACTTGTTAAAGTATCAATAGACATACTTTCTGTATCTTCAAGTGTTAACATCAACGTTGGAGTTGTATATACATCAACAGTTCTTAATATTGACCATTCACTGTAATCGTCCATTATACCTTTTGTACGCACTCTCCATTTGACTTTACCACCATCTATCGGTATACGGTTGTCATCCCATACGCTATAGTGACTTATTTTATCTTTTTCAAATTCATCTTTCGAATTTAATATTTCGATAGTTCTCTTGTTGCCAGCAACGTCCAATTCAAGTTCAGCAGATGTCTGACTTGATCCGTCTTCTGAGTTATGAATCCAATACAATATAAGGTCTTCACCTATACTTACAGTTGTAGATGAAGACCATGTTGTTGGAGCTGATGGTGGTCTTCCAAGAAAAACAATACCGTTCCCTCGTTCACACCATTCGGAATTACCGGCACTATTTATAGCACGAACCCTGAAAAAATATTCGCATCCTGTTTCCATTCCCGTTATTTCAGCATGATTCACACTCTCAATCGTGTAACTTTTCAAATCGCTTTCGTTCTTGTTCACAAAGTCTTCAATCTTTGTGGTGTATTGTATTTCGTAACTGGTGCAATTTTTAACAGCGGTCCATTCTATATATACGGACGTGCTTGTCAAACTCTTTGTTTGTATGATTTCGTCTGGCACACTTGGTCTTGTAAGAATGTTGCTTGAAAAATCAGACCAGTACCCATAATCTTTTGTTTTTGCTTTTTTTGTAACAAATCCTCGAACTCTCGCTTTGTA